AGCTCGGGATTCGTACCCTTCGCTACTACGGTTGGCATGTCTCCGCTCTTCCAAGGAGGGTGGTACTGGAGCCAATGGCCCCAGCACCACGCTCCAACTTTCACGCCTACGCGACCGTGACCTTCGGCGTGACCTTGATGCTGTCGCCGTTCCCGACGTCGTACGGCCCGTCGGAGAAGTCCTCCACGCAGAGGAGCTTCGTTCCGCTTACGGTGCAGATGAAGTAGCCGTAGACGTTGCCCCACGCTGCCGACGCAGTGAACGTCTGCTGTGCGTATGAGGCATAGTCTCCGGATACACTCCACGAACCGCGTGTGAGCACGATGCGGGCGTAGCCCGATGCGCTGACTTCTGTCAGCCCTGCGACGGTCGCCGTCTCTGCCGGTTCACTCGTATCCGAGTAGAGGCCCAGATAGAGTTGGGCATCGACTGCCTGCGAGCCGAACAGGATGTTGGCGACTCTGAACTCGCCTTCATTAACCCACTTTCCTGCCATGTCTATTCACCCCCTCTGCTCTTGATCTCAATCACCGCACGGTATGCCTCTTCCAACAGGTCCACCGCACGCTTGTAGCTGTAGTTGTTTCGGATGTGATCCGATTGCTCTTTGTTCATCGTGACAGGGCTTGCCAGTGCTTCCTTCAGCGCCTTCGCGATACTCTCGTCACTTGTCGGATCGCAGTAGTAGGCGTAGTCCCCGAAGTACTCTTCCTCCGTTGCATTCCTCCCGGAGACGAAAGGCTTGCCCAGCGCAGCGGCTTCCATCGTTGCCAGCCCCGGCGTCTCTAGCAGGCTCGGTTGCGCGTAGACCGTGCAGCGCCGCATCAGTTCAAGAACGCGAGACGGTTCTGCCTCTCCGTGAAGCAGGATTGGCAGCGTTGCCCAGTTGATATTCTCGACGTATGCTGGGGTCACCCGCCCGACCAACACGAGTTGCGCAGGCTCTCCCTCTTCCCAGAGCCGCGTCATGGCCTCCACGAGACGGATCTGATTCTTCCGCGTCTCGATGCGTCCCACGCAGAGAACGAATCGCTCCGACAGCTTCTCTTCCAACTCCGGTGGAAGCTCAACCTTGCCTTCGAGGACCGGGTCGATTTCTGACTCGAAATCGACAGCGTTCGGGATGACAGTGTATGGCGGGATTCCTCCGTACTTCGTCAACAGCCCTCTCGACTTCTCGACAAGCTCTTCGACGGCCCTCATCTCCAACTCCGCGTTCGGCAGCAGCATGTCAGACTCCAGGAACAGAAGCTGCGTCTGCTTCTCCCACTCCGGGAGTACAGACTCCTGTTCTGCCCGCTTGCGTTCATCCCAGTTGTGATAGAACGCCATCTCCCGGTACTGCTCCGCGACCGGCCAGTAGATTGTGCTCGTGAGGGTCGGAATCCCAAGCAGCTTTGCTGTCTGGATAGCTCCAAGGTATGGCCCCTTTGGGCCACCTGCGTTGACACAGTGCAGGATGTCGAACTCTTCTCCCCAATCGACAGATCGGTTCAGAAGGTTCGTGATCCATACCTCGTGGCCGCGCTCCGTCAGTTCTTGCGCAAGCCCAACGGCTGCCCGTTCGCTCCCACTAACAGCACGCACGACGGCTCCAAGTGTCGAAAGGACGATTGCGATCTTCATGCCTCGCCCCCTTCGAGAAGATGGAGGTAGATTCGCTCCGTCATCTCTGCGACCTTTTCGTAGCTGAACTGCGTCCGCACATGCTTCATCAGGCTTTCATTCCGGCCACCGTCAATCGCTGCTCGAATCGCATTCGCGATGCTCACAGAGTCGAGCGGGTCGCAGTAGTACGCACCGTCTCCCATGTACTCCTTCACGCTGCCCCGGTCGCTGCACACGACGGGGACTCCCATTGCCGCTGCCTCCAAGTTCACGAGTCCGGGCGTCTCCAGGAGCGACGGAAGCACAGAGGCTACCGCCCGCTTCATCAGATTCAGAACGTTTGCCGCCGAACTCGGCTGCACGATGATGACGTTCTTTCCCTTGATCGCATTCTCCCATGTCTTCACGTAATCCTGATTGATCGCGCCCAGAAGCACGAGTTGAAGTTGCGGGTCGCTTGCCCACAGATGCTCCATCGCCTCAATCAGGCGATGCTGATTCTTCCGAATCTCCATCCGTGCGACGCAAATCACGAACCGCTCTCCTAGCTTGTTCGCCATGTCAGGCGGGAGTGGGTTGTCCAACTCCATCGCCTTCTCGATCTCGCCTGCCACGTCCACAGCATTCGGGACAATGGTGCAACGTGCATTCAGTGGCGGCCTGTCGAACGTGTACGTCTGGTCGCACAGCCCCAACAGCGTCGCCATCTCCAACTCCGCATTCGGCGCTACCCAGTCTGCATTCTGCACCAGAACGCGCAGCCCATCGATGTCTTCGCGGAACGCCTGGAAAAGCTCCGGGCGCTCGCCGGGATCGAAGTTCCGCTGCTTGGCGATCTGGTAGAGCAGTTCCTGCAACGGCCAGTACACGGGCGTAAGGACGACAGGCTTTCCAAGAATCTGCGCCATGTCCATCACCTGCATGTACGGTCCCTTCTTTCCGCTCGCGTTGAACAGGTGGACAACATCGAACCCCTGTTCCCAGTCCGGTGCACCTTTGAGAATATTCGTGACATGGACTTCATGCCCCAATTCTCCGAGAGCGTGTGCTGTCCCCATCGCCTGTCGCTCACTGCCCATCTTCGGATCAACGATGTCCGCAAACGTCGAGATCCCCAGTAGTACTTTCATGCGTGCCTCCCTGTATAAAGATGCAGGGGCCACAGAGGGTGTCCCATCGACGCTCTCATGTGGCCCCCTTTCCCGCTATGCCTGTCCTGTCCGGCGCTATCCAGTCGTGTTGTTGATTGCGCCGTCGCCTTGGATATCGAAGGAGATGCTGGCAACTCCATCTACGGATTCGTCAACAGACTCGCTGGTGACGAGGCCCGCTCCGTAGTAGTAGTTGTCGTTGTCCAGGTGGAAGTAGCACTCGACGGTGGTTCCCCCGGTCAGAGCCGAATGGAGTGCTGCCTGCCCATTCGTGTCGCCCAGATACCAGAAGCCGTCAAATGACGCGTTCCAATCCTTCGGCCCATTCTTGTACGCGCCCCATCCGGAGCTGCCGAAGATGCGAACGTCGATCGGATCGCTCGTGATCGTCAGAGTCCAGTGATTCAGTTCGGCAACAACCGCTGCCGACCCGCACGGACCCGCCATCACATATCCGTCGATGCCGCTGATCGAATTCGTTGAGCTTCCACAGGCCATGATTTCACCTCCCTTACGGTGAAGGGTTCGCCCTGCCTCTGTACGTCGAGACGACGTGCCAGAGTTCGGTTTCTTCCTCGAATAGGAATCTATCCTCTTCGGGGCGTACAAGCGTGATCGTCTTGTATCCGGACACGCTCAACGTCCCCCCGTCAAACAACGTGTGTAGGTACTCCTGTATCGTTTCGGCTTCCGTGCTTGCGCCCGGTGCCGAAGTGCTTCCTGCGCTGAAGAGATGGAAAATCAGAAGGAACTCAGCAGTACTCGCCTTGCACGCGCTCTGGAAAGCGTGTGCGCGTTCACCACCTAACCACTCCCAACGCAGATACGGCTTCGGAGTGTTGTTCGGCTCCCGTCCATAGAAGTACCCTACCAAAGCACCGCTGAGATCGGCATCGCCCGCGATGGCCGTCTTCACAGCATTCTTCAATAGGTTCTCCAGGGAAGCCATTCATCCCTCCTACGCAATGACGAGCACACGCGCACGGATGTACGCATCGTGCGATCCGTCGTTGTTGTCCAGCCGTAGCTTGATGCTCTTCACACCGGGAGTGACCGACAGGCTTTCAATCTCATCGTTCCCCAAGTTCGTGATCGAAGCGTACGGGTTCGTGTCGTAAACACTTCCGTCAAGGCTTGCGATTACGTTGAGGTCCGTATCCGTCGAAGCGTTGTCTGTCCGCGTCGCACTGTCGGCTTGCACGATGATCGTAGAGGCGCGGTCGACCGGGATCGCCGTGTCCGTAGACGGAGCCTGATTTGTCAAGGTCGCCGCTACGTCGAAGTCGATCTCATGGACTTCGCCAATCTCTTTCCTCATGCTTCCTCCCCGCTTGCATTCCCCGCCGCATGGACGCGCTTCGCCACTTCCTCTGGCGACTCGACAACCCGCACGGCTCCATATCCTCCGCCCAACATCACCTTCGTCAGCCCGTCCTCGAACGTCCAGTAGTCAACAAGCTGGCGCTTCACCCACAAAGGGACGACATCGTATTTGTCCTCCGCGCTTCCTGCGGTCATCGTCCCCGCAGGGATAACCTCGCTCAGGTACACGTACCCAGCTACATCTTCCACAGTCGCTCCAGTTCAGCTTTCTTTGCCTCCAACGCGCCCCGGAGGTAGTGCTTTCCGGTCACGCCTCTCGACGTGCCTTCCTCCTGCGCCATCGCGTATTCGACGTTCGTTCCGTAGCGTCCAGTCATTCGCTGCGAATCAACCTCGTACGTGATGCTTGAACGAAGGCGTCCCGTGTCCACAGGGCAGCGCATCTTTGCTTCTGCCGTCAACTTCGCCAGGGCTATATGTAGGAACGCAATCCCCGTCGCTTTCATGTGCTTCTGCAAGCCTTGCGGCTTCCACACGACGACGACGTTGCCTCCCACTCGCGCCATCTCTATGTCCTCTTCCGCACCCACACCGTCCAAAGCGTGTTGGACGGGTCAAGGCTCGCGATACTTACTCCATCTCCAAGATCCAAGTCGTACGTGTCACCGTTGTACGTGATGTAGTCATCCGGCTTCGGATGCCCGACATCGGTTCGTCCAGCGGCATCGGTCCCCGACTGTGCGGTAAGGTCCGATGCCGCGAAGACGAAACCTAGATCGCCAAGACGCACGACTCCGCGTGTGCCGTCCACGTGTCGCTGCGTCGCCTCAAAGATCGCTGTGCATGTGAACGACGGCTGCTCCCAGTACGTGAAGCTCTCTCCCGTCTCCGGGTCGAGCAACGCATTCTTCACTCGATTGAACGTGATGCTTTGCCCTAGCCTGTTCTGGAGATGCGTGTGCATCGCCTTCACTCGCCGCGCTATGCTGTATCTCACGTTCCCACGCTCCAGTCAGGGGCAAGCCTCGTGTCGAGGTTTTCGCCCGTTGCCCGGTGCATGGCTCGCCTGAAGAATGGGCGCACCCTGTCGTCATCGTCTCTCTGTTCGTCCTTCTCTTCTACGCTGATTCCGCCAACGGAAGGTAGCGCGTAGACCAGAGATCGTGCGCGGTATGTCTTCGCGAGTTCCCAGAAGTGCGAGGCCTTGTCGGACAGGTCAACTGAAAGCGGACCCACCTTGACATCAGCCTCCCGCTCCAATAGCGCGGCAACGCCCTCTGCGCAAAGCGCCACAGCACCGTTAACGTCCCGCTCCTCACTCAGCGCGTATGCGATCTCTTCGTCTCTGACGAGTTGTTCGTCCTCATTGACATCCCCCAGCTTGTACCGGACGGCGTCCCGGTCGGACGCCGCCGGGTTTCCAGAGTAGTGCCAAGTCATCGCGCACCCCCTCCTGTGTTACAGCAGAGCGTACACGTAGAAGTCGTGGCTCGAATGGCTCGAATTGACCGTGACGTTGGTTCCGTCAACGCTCGAAACGTACGCATCCCCCTGCACGATGAACGCCATCGTGGGAGTCGAGCCAAGGCCGTGCGCGACCGTAACAGCCGTGCCAGCCGTGGCGACCGTCCCACTCAGCTTCGCTCCGTTGAGCTTGGCCTCTTTGAGCGTGTCGTCAGCGAGCTTTCCGTTTGTAACCGAGCCGTCGCCAATGATGACTTTGCCACGGGTCTTTTTCACGATCCCCATGTTCGTCCTCCCTACGACGACTTCGGAGTTCCGCGTGGTCGCGTTTTGATCTCATGCTTTCGGAGCCAGTACGAGATGGACTGCGACTTCACACCGAACTGCTGTCCGATGTCCGTCGTGGTTCGTCCCTTCTCGATGTACTCTGCCTCCAGCCAGCTTTTGATCTTGTACGCTTCCGGCGGAACATCCACCGCAGGAGTGATCGCTGCCCGCCCGTCAACCCCAAGATGAAGGGTCGTGGAGCATGCCGGGCCTGCCATTATGACAGCGCCCGGCATATCGCTCCGGGTGGCTCGGCGGATCATTCCCGTCTCCAGCAGCGTGCCTTCGTTGCGCCATCGGCGGTCACGAAGATCGACTAGCTCTCCGGGTTCAAGATCCCTTCCTTCCGCTCTGAAGTGCTGTTCCACAATGAATCGGCCTGGAACGACGTCTTCCAACAGCCGTTCAAGGAAACCGCCCTCCATGAGCATTCGGAAACGTGGAGCTTCCTCGATCTCTTCATCGAGGCAAACCCCTCGCCTGTAGGAACTGAATGGGATTCGCACTAGATACTCCGCCATAGTGCTTCGCCCCCCTTCTCGCTACTCGACGATGCCGCTGTAGAACACGCCCATATCCGTACAGATGACCTTCGCATCGTAGGCCATCTCGCCTTCGATTCGGGTGCACTTCAGGTGGTCCATCGGGATGTCGCTGATCGCGACGTTGTACCCGAGGCCGTTGAATCCGTTCCACTCGAAGATGTACCCGCCCGTCGGGATCAAGAGACCTGGAGACGGAGGCGCGTACACCAGGAGCATGTTCTTGCCCCAGTTGTAGGCGTAGGCTGCCGTGCCGCCTTCCTTGTTCGACGCATACGCTGTGGAGCCGACAAGAACCTTGTCGACACGGAAAAGCGTTGCCAGGAGGTCGGAACTCCCGATTCCAAGCTGCGTGTACTTCACAGTCTCCTTGATGTCCGGATGCCGTCGAAGCTCATCGAACACCTGCTCACCCATCACGAGACAGTTCGGGCGATGGCCCGTATTCTGTGCGATGGTTTGGCGTCCACGGTCGACAGCCTTCATCGGATCGGATGCAGCGCCGTCGTTGAAGTACACGACGTTGGTGCCCGTGTCCGTCGTCGCGTGCCCAGTCATGTCGGTGTCCCACACGGAAGTCGTGAAGAACGTGCCGATGAAGTCGCGCTCGCGATTCAGGAGCAGCTTCCAGGTGACGAACTCCGCCATCTGTGCCGGAAGATCGGCGACGTCACTGTTCGCCGTGACCTCCCACGGGAGATCCTTGTGGAACGCCCGTTTGTCACAGAAGTACGTCGTGTCGCTGTCGAGGCCGAACCCTGCACCGGAGGACTCCGTTGCCGGTGCTCGCTTCGATGCTTCGTCCCGCATCCAGTCATTCTTGTCGAACTTGAACAGCTTGTCCGACTGCTTCTCGACCGGGACGGCGGGGAAGACCTGTGCTGCAATCAGATCCTCGAGCTGCTGCTTGTAGGCGATGGAGACATCGCTCAAAGCAGTGTTGATATGAACATCCTGTGGCGTCGGCTTACCAGCCATAGTTGTTCACCCCCCCCTTTACTTGGACGCCGGAGCGAACACGGTCAGGACCTCGATGATCTCGTCCGCTGCCGTTGCAGCTTCGAGAGCAAACCCGACCAGGAACGTCTCCGTCGTGCCGTCGCCATCGCGGGTGAAGCTAACAGCCTCCCCATCCGCGTCCGATTCCAACGCCGACCCCACTGTGGAGATCGCCGCACCTGCGCGAACTCGCGCCTTCACGCCAGGCCGTGTCAGCACCGTTGCCAACTTCCCACTCTCCGGGTTGTTCTGCAAGATGCCGATGGCCTCGCTCGCAGCCGTCGCCACGACCACCTGCCCGGCGGTCGTATCCAGCTTGACCAGTCCGAATTGATGGCTGGAAAGGTCTGCGCCTGCCGTGAAAGTCTGCTCGCGGCCCAGATTCTCAGTAGCCATGTGTCATTTCCTCCCTTGTATCAAGGTCCGTTTCAGAACAGCTACCGGCGTCGGCCCTGGCTTTCCCGGTGCTCTTTGCTGTACTCCGCATAGAGTTCCGGGTTGTCCTTCCAAGCTGCCGCTTTCGCCTGCTCGAAGGTGAGCTTCCCTTCACTCTTCTCCACTGCTTCGCGGGCGATGGCCTCGATGCGGCCAAGCGGAGAATCCGGAGCGGGTGCCGTGGTCCCGATGACGTCGAACAGACCAGACTTCTTGACCTGTTCGTTTGCCGTCGCCAGGATCTTGTACAACTGCTCCGCAAGTTCGGGATCGACCGTCTGCGCCTTCAACAGCAGCGCTGCCAGGTCTTCGTGCCCAACTCCAATCAGGGCGACCTTCCGTGCCTTCTCCAGGCTGATGCGCTCAAGCTCTTCGCTCTGCGCCTTCGTCAGCTTCGTGACAGCCTCTTCCTTCTGCGTCCGCTCGACTTCCAGTGCCGCCGACACTGTTTCCAGTTGCGATTTCAGCAAAGGAATCGCATTCAGCGCCTTCATCACTGGCTCCGGCAGGTCGCTCTTCAGAAGCTCGTCAAGCTCCGGAACGTCAACGCTCAACTCCGCCTTCTCCTTGTAGCCGACCGCGCCAGCCAACTGCTCGAAGGCTCCGCCTGGGAGCTTCGACTTGAATGGTGCGATGGCCTGGAGTGCACGTAGGAGCGTGCTCTGTTCGTCTTCGTTCATCCCCTCTGCCTGTGCCACGGGTTCGGCGGGAGCCTCCGGTTCTGCGGCCTCTGGCTCGCTCTCCGGCGCTGCTTCCGCTGCCGGTTCCGCTACGGGTTCAGCTTCCGTTCCAGGCAGTTCGGGTTCGGCGGGCACTTCCGGCTCCACAGCAGGCTCTTCGGCAGGAGCTTCCGACTCCTCCGTGGCCTCTTCCACTGCGGCTTCCTCTTCGTCCGCCCCGGCGTCCTCCTCAGCGGCTTCGTCAGTCGCTTCGTCTTCCTCTTCGTCTCCGTCCTTGAAAAGATTGCGAATATCAGCGATGGAAGCCTCCAACGCCTCCTTCGTAACCCCTTCGTCAGAGAGAGACGACTCCAATGCTTCGATGACTTCCTCTGCAACGCCCTTCTCGATGTCGCCGTTCGACACGGCTTCCTTCAGAGATGCGAGGAGCGTCTTCGCTTCCTTGCGCAGCGTTGCCAGCGTCTCTTCGTCTTCCGCCTTCGCGATGCGTCCTGCGACGTCGCGCACATCTTCAACAACCGATGCGGCCTTTGGCATGGCGTCATCCTCCTTCCCAAGCTCTCGCTCTGCGCTGTCCAACTCTGCGCGTAGCTCCGACTCGGCTTCGGACTTGACTGCCGCTGGTAGCTCCGTGACTGGTAGCCGCTCTAACGCGGCTCGAATCCCCCAGATGTTCGGCGTTCCATCGGGTTCACGATACCGAAGTGCGAGTTCGCTCTTCAGCACGTCCCGGCCTTCGCTGTCTGCATTTTGGATTGCCCACAAAGCAAAGGCGCGAGGACATGCCCGCGCCGCCTGCTCGATGGTGTAGTCATTCTCTTGGAATTGGCTCCAACGTGTCGTTGAAGCAGCCGTCTCTTCGTCCGGCTTCTGCGCTTTCGTAAGAACGAAGCGCCGCCGAATTGCGGGCGCTCCGACAAGATCGACCCTGTCGATTTGCAGTCCCAGAAGCTCGGCAAGACTCTCGTTCTCTCCGGGAGCCTTCCGTACTGCTGCTCTGCGTGTCATCCAGCACCCCTCCTTCGTGGCATAGCGATATCTACACTACAGATTGCATGCACTTGATGCCACTAGAAAGCGGGCTATATTGCCGGATTGGGATTTCCAAACAAAGAGAAGCGCCCCGCGTGTGCAGGGCGCTTGTCGGTGAAACAAACAGGGGTAGGTACTACTCTAGAGCATGCTCAAGTCCTCCACCTCCGCTCCTTCGTCTTCCGGAACCATCGCCGGTCCGATGAACACGGCTTCAATCCTGTCGGACGCTTCGAGCGTTTCGATGAACTTCGGAATGGTGTCTCCGGGAGCCATCGCGTAGATCACTTCCGTCAGGTAGAAGTATCCAAACAGCGCCGGCACCGGGTCCGTCTTCCCAGGCACCCTGCACTTCGGATGCGCGAGGTAGAGCTTCGTCCTGCCCGGTAACACTTCCGGCGGGGTTCCCTTCGATGAGATCCGTTTGTTGAACCCCCACTCGATGCCCTCGGAGATGAACGATCCCGGCGACGGGTAGTAGCTCTCTCCGACCCACATCAGAAGATCCTGCGCCCAGATCTCCGGCATGTGTCCAAGGTCCGTCTTCGCTCCTGTCCTGCTTGTGTTCCCTTCGATCCGCAGCCGCGCGATATGGCGCTGAAGCTCCGTAGACGGTAGCTCCTGCCCCCCGCTGTATCGCTCCCATCTCTCTGCGTACAGCGCATCGTAGCTGTCGTATCCGTCCAGCTTCGCTTGTTCGTCCACAGCAACCGGGTAGCGCGTCGTCCACTGGGTTGCTTGTTCCCATGCAAGTCCATTCACGCGCATGAAGCCCCGGAAGTGCTGTTCCGGGTAGTGGATCGGTGGATCGAACTCGACAAACGGCGGCAAGATGCCGTCCCTCGATGTCGCTGACCGGAGATACATTGCTCCGGGCTTCAGGTGTCCGCACCCTCTCAACGGGTTGCTGATTGCTCTCGTTGGCATCCTGCCTCCCTACCCTCTCTCGTACGAAACGATCTGGTCGATGTGCTCGCCGTCGCATGCCGGGCAAGCAAACCCGGCCTCCTCATAACACGACGAACAGAACTTCCGGCGGCACGTCAAGCAGACGTATTCCGCCGCGTAACCACACTTGCACTGCAGGGTGTCCGCTGTATCGAATTCCTCCGCCCGTCGAAGCGTCATGCTGACAGAACTCCCTTCGAGCGAACTCCGAAGATCCCGCTCCCCTTCGGCCCGATCCAGACGACATCCGGATCGGTTTCGACCGTGTACTGCACTCCGCCCGTGTGGAGCCTGCAAAGGGTGCCCGTATTGATCATTCGCCACGCATCCTTGTCCATGTCGTACACGGGGACGAGGCCGCGCTTCACGGGGTCATACTTCATCCCCTTGCCGTTCACGCCCTTGCTGACGCCAACCCGCGCCGTCATCCGGCGCAGCGTTCCGTCCTTCTTGATGAACTCCGCGTAGAAGATCCTGCCGTCCGTCTCGCGAAGAGCCTGCATCCCGTCTTCCGCTGATAGCAACAGCTTCCGTGCCATGCTTCCTCCCTTCCTATGCTGCCAGGTCGATGTCGAATTCGATCCGGCAACGGTCAACCACGTACTTTGGTTCGATGCAACCGGCGAGAAGGTCGCCGCTCAGTTCCGCCATCGTCTCGATGTCGCTGCTGAGGAACGCCTTCGTCTGGAGGCTCTGCGCCTCCCTCATGGCCGATTCCTTCCTGGAAATCTCTCGCTCCAGCCTCTCGTGGATTGTTTTCGCGTCCATGCTTCCTCCCTGGCTGGGGAGGGGGCTAGAAGCCCCCCGCCTCCATGTTCGAGTTGATCCAATCCGCACCAGCTTCGATCGCTTCTTCGGCGCTGTCGAATCCTTCGATTGAAACCGCGCTGTGCAGGTGTTCGTTGCCCTCGTCTTGGATAGAGCAATGAACGTCAAACAACCCGTCCCGCCGCGTCGTCGTGTTCGCTGTGCCAACAAGGTTGTCGTCCGTAAGCGCCACGATATGCTCATTGCCACACGAATCCCATTCGACTACTCTGTACCGATTTCGCAGCCTGTCGACTCCTGTCACTTCGCTTCCTGTCTTTTTGTTCATCCTTCCTACCTCCCTGTCTGTGGTGTCTATACTATACTCCCTCCGGTGTCGGATGTCAACCCCTTTACTCTGCCGGGCGGAAGAGAATGGTCCGGCTGTGATGTGCCATGAGCCTACCGCTGAAGGCTATGTCCGTCCTGCAAATCTGCGTCCCGAGGCAACTGTCAACCATCTCATTCGGATAGCCCCAAAGCGCATCCGCCGCACAGCACCCACCATTCCCTTCCCCAATGTAGAGAAGTGGATAGCCAAGGTCGAGGATGTCTTCTGGCACATGCGACTGATACGGGGGCCATGCCCACACAACAAGATCCGGCTTGTACTTCCGCACCGCCTGCGTTGCCTCCATCGCTTTGACGTTCGTTCCGTAATGCTCTACCTTGATGTCGCACTCGCTCCTTCTCTCATCGCGAACATCCGTTGGCTGCAACATCTTGATTCCTGCCCATTCTAGAAATCGCGTAAGCCGCCCGTCTCCGGCCCCGACTTCAAGAACCCTCCCTCCGGGGTAACGCTGCTCGATGAACGTCGCTACGGCCTGAATGTGTTCGCGTGAGTAGTAATCGTAGAGAGAGTGAGCCGCCGACACACTGAAGACCACCATGCCAATGCCGTCCTCTTCTTCAAGGATCATCCTCTCGATCTCTTCGTATAGGGCTGGCTCTTTGCCTCGAACAAGCCCCGGAAGCTCTGTCCTCTCTCCGTAGATCACGCCGCCACTGTCTCCCGCTGCTCGACCTTGCAGCGGGTAAGCGTCGTTTGGTCGATGCCTCTGTACTGCCCGTGCTTCCTCACGGTCGCCCTCACCTTGTACGTTGCGCCTTCCTCGATCTCCGGCTCACCGGAAGCGAACCACACGGCTTGATGGCCTTCCGCGTCCTCGAACTTCACGAGCGTCGCCTCGTAGTACCCGACGCCGTACGTGATCTTCTTCACCGTAAGCTCAAAGTCTCCGCGCTCACCTTCCGTTCCGATGTGTCCGGTCGCCGCATCCGCCTCCACCTTCTGCTCCTGCTCCCGGTCGTATGCGAAGACCATCGCCGCCGCGATCCCGGCGTTCCGGTCGTCTGTCCTTCCTGCCTTCGCGAGTGTCGCGAGGTTGTACTCGAAGTCGTTCATCTCATCGCGGTTGCTGAGATCGTCTGTGGCCCACCGTAGAACGTCCGCAGCCTTCGAGGTGTCCTCTTCCTCGGGGAAGGCCATCCAGTCCTCTTTACCGCGCCGTCCGTTCGTCATA